GGCTCCGGTGGTAGATGTCCGGCTTTCGGAATTAATTGCACCGTCTTTTTATGAATTGCATAGGGAGTTAAAAGAGGAACTGTATGATGAATATTGGCTCAAAGGTGGACGCGGTTCAACCAAGTCCACTTTTATTAGCATTGAAATAATTTTAGGAATGTTAAGAGACCCGGATGCCAATGCAGTNGTTTNCCGCCGCTATCAAAACGAACTTCGAGATTCAGTCATTGGTCAGTTTGAATGGACTATTGCAAAGATGAATATGGGCCATCTGTTCCACGTGCAAGTCAGTCCTATGCAAATTGTCTACCTTCCTACAGGGCANCGGATTATCTTTCGTGGAGCGGATAAGCCAACNAAGTTNAAATCNATCAATATCGGNAAAGGATATATCAAGTATNCATGGTTTGAAGAGTTAGACCAATTCGGNGGAATGGATGAAATACGAAACATCCTGCAATCAGTATTCAGAGGTGGAGACCAAAAGCGGGTAGTATTCTTCTCATACAACCCTCCAAAATCATCCCGTTCATGGGNGAACCAAGAGGCGAAAATACCGAAACNGGGAAAACGAGTTCATCATTCNTCATACTTGGATGTACCAAANCATTGGTTGGGCGAAAGATTTTTAGCTGATGCAGAGCACTTGAAACAAGTTAATGAACTTGCATACAGACATGAATATCTCGGAGAAGAAATCGGAACAGGCTTGGAAGTATTCACCAATGTACAACTTGAAACCATTACCGATGAACAAATTGCACGGTTTGACCGAATACGTCAGGGATTGGACTTTGGTTATGCAGCTCATCCGGCTTGCTTTGAACGTTTGCATTATGATAGTACAAGACGTCGGTTATACTTATTTGCAGAGGTTGCTGGATTGAACTTGTCCAATCGTTTATTATCGATGAAAATTCAAAAATACAATGATGTAATCACCGTCGCAGATAGTGCAGAACCGAAATCAATTGATGAGTTGAGAAGTTATGGCCTGAGGGTAGCCCCTGCGAAGAAAGGTCCGGGTTCAGTAGAATTCGGAATCAAATGGTTGCAGGACCTTGAGGCTATTATCATTGACCCGTTACGCAGTCCACTGGCTGCAAAAGAATTTATTAACTATGCATTAGAAACAGACAAAAGTGGAATGGTCAAAAACAAATTCCCAGATAAGGATAACCATTCCATCGACGCAACCCGTTATGNATTGGAAGATGATATGATTGGGTATAACATGGANGGAGTAGGGCTGTTGAGAGGGGCGAGAATTTATGGCTAAACAAGGATGGCTTAAAAGGGCTGTTGGGGAAATATCGAGACTGCGTCAAAATCTATTCGGCCAATTTGGTAGCCTTATTGGCGGCAGCTGGAACGTGCCATATGTGCTTAACAGCGCCAGGGTAGACTATGACCTGGCCCGGCAGCTGTATCACAACACCCATGATGATTACAAGCTGGGCGCCGGGTTTGCTAAACCAATAATAAATACCTTAGCCGGTTTTATGGGCGTTCCTCATTTTCGGTGCCAAGACGAAGAAGCCCAAAATGTTCTGGATGAGCATATTAATCGCTGGGTTAGCCGAATGCAGAGGGTGCATCAGCTTAGCTTACGAGACGGGGACTGTTTTGTGATGCTGGCCAACCTGGAGAACGATGACCCGCTTTATCCAGATGAAGAAAACCGGATTGATTTTATTATCATTCCTCCAGAGCAGATAGCGGATATTGAAATTGACCCGATTACCAGGAGGCCAAAGGCTTACTCAATTGAGGCTAGAGCAAAATGGGACGCTGGACAAAGAGAATATGCTGTTATGCAAAGGATTACGGCCGAAGAAATTATCGTCAAAGTGGAGGGTGATGCTCCGGAAGGTCTGACTAGTGAAACACGGCCTAACCCGTGGGGGTTTATTCCGATCCTTCACTTCAAGAATGAGCCGGAGGAAACAGAGCTATATGGAACAAGTGAACTGGAGGCAGTGGAGCCTTACTTAAAGGCCTATCACGACGTTATGCTTCACGCCATGCAAGGGAGCAAGATGCACAGCACACCAAGGCTGAAGCTGAAGCTCAGGGATGTGCAGGCCTTTCTGCAGAATAATTTTCCCGAGGCACTAAAGGCTGTTCAGCGCGGAGAGCCAGCCAATATCGACCTGAAAGGCCATGAGTTGCTCATCTTTACAGATGAAGAGGACGCAAGCTTTATCGAGGCTCGGTCAACAATTGGTGATGCAGAAGCTTTACTCAAACTACTTTTCTATTGCATTGTAGACGTGTCTGAAGTACCTGAGTTTGCCTTCGGGGTTCACACTCCCAGCAGTCATGCCAGCGTAAAAGAACAGATGCCTTTGCTCATTCGCCGAGTAGCGAGAAAACGTGAAATGGTNACAGANAACTGGCAGACTTTAGCCCGGATGCTGCTAGTTATGCATAGCAAAAAGACTGGCAAAAAGTTTGAGAGCTACGAAGTAGGAATCACCTGGGATGCGGTTATTGAAAGNGATGAAAAGGAATACGCAGACACCATTAACACCTTGGTGAATGCACTTAATACTGCCCTTATGGGCGGTTTCATCAGCCTGGATGCAGCTGTGGACCTGTTGGCTCAGTACATTGACACCATGCAGGAATATGCTACTGATGATCCAGAACTGCCCGGTGAAAGAGAAAGGATTATCAAGTCATGGTATTTGAGAAGTCGTTTGGAAGATACCGAGGGATTACTGGACCAGTTGCAGGATATAGAAAAAGTGTTGAATCCAAACCAGAATCAAACCAATGAGGGATGATAACTTATGGCCAAGGAGATAGATGAAATCAAGAAGGCCGCTGGTGATTATCAGAAATGGGCATTAGCCGCTCGAAAGCAATACATCCAATTACGATTAAGGCANGATAAGGANATTGCNAANCTNTANATNCGTTCAGCGGATAGGATTGCCAAGGAACTACAACAAATTGGAACAACCACGGTTTCGGGTCAAATACGAAAGAAACATCTCAAAGAGCTGGAGAAATCTTTGCGAGCGGAAGCTGAGCTAATACAGAAAGGTTTAACAGAGGCGTTTGTNGACTATATNAACTCCTCCACAAAGGCGGGAGCAGGATNTACTCAAGGCGTTGTATTGAACTTATTAGACCAAGCGGGATTGAAGACTTCCGGGATAAGGAAGCTGTTCAGNCGGGTAAATAAGCAAGCCGTTGAAGCAATTTGGGCGAGAACGAGAAATGGACTTTATTTATCGGACAGAATTTGGGAGCAAAGCGAAAAATACCGCACCATAATGAGGGACTTGATTCAAGAATCCGTCGCAATTGGACAGGATGCAGTGAAAACAGCTAGGATGTTGCAGCAGTATGTTCGACAGGGGGCGATGACGCTTACCCGGGACTACCCAGAAATGATGAAACGGATGAAAGGGCGTATCCCCGGGAACATCAGCTATGAGGCGTTAAGACTTGCGAGGACCGAAATGTCTGCGGCATTCGGAGAAGGAGCGATAGCTGCGGCACGAGTTGCGCCAAGCTATCTAGGGATGAAATGGGTGCTGAGTAAAAGTCATCCTGCGCCAGACATTTGCGATACACTTGCTACTTATGATTCAGGGTTAGGTCCGGGAGTTTACCCCCCGGGGGATGAACCGCCTTATCCCGCTCATCCGAATTGTCTTTGTGCGTTGGTGCCGGTACATGAGGAGCCGGAAGAATTTGTTGAGAGGTTGAAGNATTGGTTAGAAGACCCGAAGAATGATCCGGAGTTGGAACAGTGGTATCAAGATATATACAAGCCTGGAGAAGGCAGGGCGAAATTGCCCAAGGCATCTCAAAAAGCCGCTGAATCAGTAGCCAAAGCCGCAGCAGAGGCTATGGAGAAGATAGCTGAAGAGGAAGAGGACATAATCAATCTGGACGATTTTGAGGATTTGTATGAAAAATACCAGCCAAACGATTACGCTTACGAGCACGGTTTGCTTAATACAATTGAAGACGTAAAAAAGCATAGTAGTTTCTTGATATATGAGGCTACTCCCGAGGAACAAGAAGCAGTAGAGTATTATACAGGTTCATTAGGTTATGAAGAATACAACCAAGCCTTGAGGTTCCCNGAAATATGGAAGANANCTNAGAGAAAANTCAAGAAAAGGATTNAGACTTTAACCAACTTNATCAAAAAAGCCANTCCATTGAGCCAAAACACAATATTCTACCGTCATGACCAGTTAGGGACATTAGAATTCCTCTACAATCCAGAAGTAACGGAAATTGCAAGGGACGTAGTAGAGAATGGTGATACTAGTAAGATGCCGGAACTGAAGAAGCTATTGATTAGATCAGTGATACANGACAAAGGATTTTTGAGTACTTCCTATCGCCAAGGCATATTTGTTTACGAAAATGGTTTGGAGATACGGATTNACGCACCCAAAGGTTTCAGGGGCGGGTTATTCCTAGAAGAAATNTCCANATTCCCAAGGGAAAGGGAATATCTGTTCGCCCCCGGACAAAAATTCAGGGTGTTGGATGTAGAGGCAGGCGAAATTTACGAAGGGACGGAAAAACAAGAGATGGTGAAAAACTTGATACTGTATGTTGTTCCAGTAGAATAATACGAATAATTTTGTTGCAAAGAGTATAATATAATTAGAAAGAGAAAAGTTTAACGAGGTGATACAATGACTGAGGACAGATCTGTTAGATTCAGATGGGAGAAAGGCGAGGTCATAGGCGAATCTTCTCAATGCGCGTATTGCAAGAACGCCTTGGATTATGCTACCTGCGCAGAATTCGGGACAAAACCTAAAAAATACCGCCACAACGAAGAACCCTGTCCAAAACGAATACCAGAAAAATGAAAGGAAGGAGGACCATGAAAGAGAAACAAAATCAAAACCAGCCAATCCAAGTTTACGAAAATCCTGCCTCAAAGCGAATTGAGATTCATTCCAGACATCAAAAGCTGGTGGTGCGAGACT